ACTGTGTGGGTGATGCGAAATCTAATTCGTTTCCCGATGGTTGTCGAACTGTTGCATTTGTAGTTGTCATACTATTATTTATGCAAATAAAAAAGGGGAGATTCCGAAGAACCTCCCCTTGTGGTGTGGTTGTGGTAAACTAAGTTACCAACAATCTAACCAAGTGATTACATGATGTTGGTCACTTGTACTTTTCTGTAGTAGATGTTTGAGTTATCAGTACCTGTTGTATCAGCACCAGATACCTGAGCAGAACTCTCAGCGAATGGGTTTCTTACTAGACCATATCTAGTTTTGAATCCAATCTTAGGCTGGAAGCTGTTCTCACCTACTGCACGTACCATTTGTAATGGAACATATGGGCAATAGAAAAGACCTGCGTCATATGGTGATGTACCTTTGTAACCAATTGTGTAGAACTGCTTTGCAGCTGCGTTCGCACTGTATGGATCAATGTACACTTTGTATCTACCGTTTAATACACCAGCAAATGTGTTGCCTGTGTCATCTACGTTTAGATTGTTGTTCAAAGCAGGTGTGTAGTCTAGTACGCCAGCCATTTGTAAAGCAGAAGCCACATCTGAAGAACAGATAACAACGTTACCTTTTCCTCTACGTGTGTTTTGTGCAATAGCGTTCGCATCTCTTTCGAGTTGGAACATTAGGCCTTTGAACTTCTCAACTGACCAACGACCGTTAGAATCTGTGTCTAAGTCAAAGATTCCAGCGTTTGTTGTATTAGTTTGAGCACCTTTTTGTGATTTAATGTAAATTGTTCTTACAACTTCTCTGTTGATTTCAGCAAGAATTTCAGCAGATAGAATATTTGATAATTCTGTTTCTGCATCTAAACCGTGAATCGCTTTTAGGTCTTGAGCGAGTTCCATTGTGTACTCAGCTTTTAACGCACGTGATCTTGCAGTTACTGTTGTCTTCTCAATTGAGAAAGCCATTTCAGCAAAAGCGTTTCCACTTGCATCTCCTAAAGCTTCACCGTATGCTGTTGTGTGTCCTCTACCTCTCTGATATGTACCAGGTGATGAATCGTTCAATACAGCTGGGTTAGTACCAGTGTGTATTGTACCTGCAGTAAGATCAGCAGTTGATGAACTTGTAGCATTCCTTGATGAAAAGTCTGTGTCTGCCTCGTTAAACAATGCTTCTGTACCTGACTGACTTGCATATCTGCTCTTCATTGCGAAGATAAGACCAGTTGGACCAGTCATTGGTTGTACACCACAGATGTCATATGCAATTAAGTTAGGCATAGAACGTCTAACGAGAGAAATTAGAATTGGATCCCAATTCGCAATAGCTGAACCTGTTGCGTTTGTAGGTGCAGCTTCACCAAGGAATGCTCTGTCTTCTTTTAAAGCTTTCTCTTGGTTTTCGAGGATGACAGTTGTTACAGCTCTTTTATAAGCGTCTTTGATCTCAGGAAGATCGGCGTGCTCAAGAACTGGTTGCCACTTCTCTTGTAATGTTTCAGATAAAAACATTTTTCTCTCCTTATTTACTTTCGTTATAATATTTATAAAAACTCATACTTTTAGTATAGTTTCTTTGTTTTTGTTCTTGAGATAGCGGCTGTATATGCTGACATTGGACCAGTCATATCAATCTGTCCGCCCTCGGCGTCATTAGTTTCAGTAACGTTATTTGTTGCTTTTTCTTTGACGAAATAAGATTCTTTAATAGTTTCTAATTTCTCTTTGTAAGAATCAGCATCTTCATAATCGATACTTTCTACCAAACCCTTGAACTTCTCCTTCTCAGAATCAGCAAGTGAATCTGAAACGGATTCAAAGATAGATGATTTAGTTTGCTCACCTACTTCTTTATTCAGTTCAACAATTTTTGAAGTTGCTTCATTTAACTTTCCTTTGAGTTCGTCAATCTCAGTTGCCTGTGATTCTAGTACGTTGTACTTCTCATCTGGAATGTCAATGTAGTGGTCTTCAAATAATTGCTTAAGACCTGAAATAAAGTCTTCAGCGATTTCACCTTTAACACCTTTTTCAATCGCAAGTTCATTTTCTTTCATCCACTCCTCAACTACGTAGTTAAGATATGAATCAACTTTTTCAGTTAACTCAGCTTTTGCGGACTCTTTAGATTCTTCTAAATCTTGGGCATATTCTTCTTCTAATCTTTCGATTTCTGCTCTCACTTTTGATTTGATTGCAGCTTCGAAGATAGTAGCAGCTTTTGATTTAAATTCCTCTGAAAGTGAATCATCACCATTGACTAAAGCGTCAACATCTTCTTTGACGTTAATCTCTTTGATTTTCTTTTCTACTGCTTCTTTTTTAGCAGCATCTTCGGCTTCCTCTTCTTTTTCTGATTCTGCTTCGTCTTTCATTTCCATTTTGTTGTACATCGCCTGAAGGTCGTCTTTTGACATTTCCTTCATTTTGTCGTACATGGCTTGAAGCATACCAGGTTTAGATTGAGGCATTTCTGCGAGGTCCTCGCCTTCGTGGTCAACTTGGTCGCCAGCGGCTAATGGTTCTTTTATTTTTGAAGAACCTTGAGAACTTGGAGCAGAATCACCTTTGTCAGCCTTGGCTGTTTGAGCGTCTTTCACTTGCGTTACTTTCTTAGCGTAGTCTTTCTTCGGTGCGTCTGGTGATACCACCGCCGGACCTGTATCTTCAACTTCGCCTGATGCTTTTGCAATGTGAGAAGGTTCGCCTTTTACAGCTTTTGCCTTAGGCGCATCAGCGGCTTCCGCAACTTCTTGTGTTGCAATCGCCTCTAATTCGTCTAGCTTTTGTTCTACTTCTGACATTAACTCTCTCCTTATTAATTCGAATTAATAATATAATATTTATAAATACTACAATTTTGAAAGAAAAGATTCAAAAACAGCAGCTTGTTTTTCTGCGAGTTCTTTCTGCTTTGCTTTCTCAATTGTTGTCTTCATTTCGTGTATATCGACTTCTCGTATAACACCGTTGTCCCATATCCACTCTTTGCCTTCCATAATGCCTTGTACAAAAGCTTCTGGAGCAGACGGATCTGCGACTATATCAGCGGCTGTTGCTAAATAAAAATCACTTTTTACGTAGTTCGAACCGCCTTTATTCTCCAGTGACCCCATGCCTCTGGAAGAAACTCCTAATTTTGCACCTTCGTCAATTAAATTCTTCACAATTTTTCCATAAGGAGTGTCCATAATTTTGGCCTCTCCGATAAAGTTTTTGCCTTCAGGTGTTAAACTGGTGATCATATGAGAAACTCTTTCTAAGTTGACAGTTGGTCCGTCAGGATGTCCAAGTTCGCCAAATGCACGTTTTGCCTGTACGAACTCTTTATTATAACGATTGACTTCTTTCTGAAGGGTTTCCATAGGGTAGATACGACCGTTGCGATTCTTCATATCAGCTTGCATGAAGATGCCTCGTATCTTGTAATTCTTTTTGCCGTTATCTGCTTCTTCTACAATGTATTCAGCAGATGATACTTCCTCTGTGATAAGTTTCATGTTTTTTTTATCCACTTATTATTTATACTTTTTTGGTACCTCAGCACTAGCTGCTATACGCAACTTTTGTAGTCTTAGAAGTTGCACAAGTTAACTCTTCCGTTGGTTCTTTTTGTATGATAACAGATTCGTTTGCACCAATATAGACTGATCCTACAATAGCACCACCACCAGCAAGTCTTAAAGTTGCTGTTGCGGCCGCTGTGCAATGTACACGCACCAATGTTGCTTCTCCAATGTTATTGGCACTTGCATTGTCAATACTTGTTCCTAGTAATTTTAGTTTCATTCTTCTCTCCTATTGTGACAATATGTCATCTATAATTTTTTCTAGTTGTTTCTTCGCAGGAGACTTATCAATTACTTGCATCAACTTAGGTATGGACACATCACCTCTACGATCAGTGGCAGTGTCCATAATCTTATCGACTTCTTTCTTCAATCTTGGCGATAGTTTTTTATAAGATGTTATTTTCTTATAATCGTCTTTACGCTCAAGTATCTGACTGTTCAGTTGGCTGAACGCTATCGACATCAGTTGTTTCTCCTGTTCTTACGAATGTCTTCGCAAGGTCTTTACGTCTGTCATCTAAGGCAGCTCCCACTTTATCAACTAATGCTGATTTAAATTGTGTTTCTGCTTCGATATGATCATCTTTTGCTAAAGCATCAATCATCTTGTTTACTTGTTCACTCATTGCTTACTCCTTTAAAAACCGTCTTGGGCATCATCATTGTAAGGATCTTTAATAATGCCTTGATCGATTTCTGATTTGATTTGTTCTCTTTGTTTTTCGATTTCAAGGTCTGTCATGCGTAAAACATTTT